GAGGGCCGGGCAGACGTCGTTCGATCCGATCGACGCGCTCGACGTCGCTGGCGCCGGCGTGACGGGTGGACTGCTTGCGCCGGCGAGGGCCGGCGCGGGGGTTGTTCTGGGTGCGGGGCCTGTCCGGCCGTCCCTTCGTGGACTGTCGGTTGACGAAGCCACCCGTATCGCCAGGAGGAACCCACACCTTGTAGAAAGCGGGCAAGGCGCGGATGGTTTCTATGTCGGAGGCCCGAGAAATATCCAGAACCGGCAAGACCTGACGAACACGCGCAGGGGGTTCGATCGGTATGTGGGCGTCGATCCTCGTGGCGGCGATTGGTACGATCGCTACCGTGCAGGTGTCCGTGAAGTCACGGGCGGCGATCCAGTTCAGAACCGATGGATGGCAGCGCAAGAAGGGCAGTGGTCAGCTGGCGTTGGTCCTGAGAGCGAGTTCGGGTTCGCTTTGAAGGAGAACAATGCCAGCATCGCTGGCATGCCTGTGAAGTCTGCGCGTCCTGCACAGCACGAAGCGCACATGCGCGCCGTTGAGACTGGCGACGTCAATCAGTACCAACTGGGCAAGAAGACAGGCGAGTACGCCGGCCTGGTCAATCCAGACAGGCCCGGCCCTGCTGGCGCAACCGGCGTGAATGACTTCCGACACGCTCGAAACTTTGGCTACACCGATACCAGCGGCAACTTGCAACGTGACGCGCTTACTGACGCGCAGCACATGTTCCTCGATTATGAGACGGCGGCTGCTGTTGGGAGGGCCAATCGGCGCGCTCTGGGCGGGCGGTCAGATTGGACCGGCGAGCAGTTGCAGGCTGCGCCGTGGGTTCGCCAGAAGACGATCGACGAGATGTCTCGCCGACCTGAGTATGTCGACAAGTACCTGCGACAGGGGTTCACAAGGTCGGAAGCGCAGAGACGCGGATACGAAGATGCGTTCGCCGATGCGAACCGCACGATCGCCGACTTCTTTCAAAAGCACACTGCCTACGCCACGCACCAGGCCGTTCCTGGTTCTGCGACTGGTCACCTTGCGGGATCGATGTCGGCAAGCGATGCTGCGAAGGCTGCGTATTCTCTCGACCCGCGCTCTTCCTGGGCGAACGCTTCAGGCGGTCGAGATGCCATCTACGCGGGCCTCGGCGTCCCTGGGACGGGCAACTACATGCGCGTCCGTCCCACGCAAGACATGCAGGGCTTTTACACGAACCCCGCGGGCTTGCTCGAGACCAATCCAGGTCAGGTCGCTAGACCTCTTGTCAGCTTCAACTCTGGCACTGTGAAGTCTGTGTCGCCTGCAGATCGAAGCATGCTCGATGCGGGTGAGATGTTCCGCGCGTATGTCGACGCCCAGAATGCGGGCGCCTGGAACAAGCCGTGGATGGGCGGGCAGGCGTCGCAGAGCAACAGTGTGTTCATGCCGCTCAACCGGTCAGCAACTGTTGATGAGATGATGAGGTTGAAGGCTGCGACCGAGCGGCACGGGCTTCCTGACATTGTCGACACATCGGAAGGGCTTCTCGCGACGCGGTTCTATCCCGAGCCTGACAAGGCTGGGAAAGCAGTGCTTCGCGATGCCTACAACGCGCGCCCTGCAGACAGCGGCGTGATGAGGCGAGCAAAGGTCGACAGCGGATACGCAGACCTAGTGTCTGCTTGGCAGGCTGGAGAAGGGTCTGGCGAAGCAACCAAGACGATGTTGTCGAAGATCAACAGTACGCCCGAGCTGCGGCGTGCTTTTGACCAGAACCCCTACATCCCGCAGAACGCTCTCGCCCGTCTCGAGCGCGACGCTGAATACGCCGCCCATTGGGGTGCAACGAGAGCTGATATTCAGAACGCGCGCCGCATCATCGGCGAGGGCCCTGGCTGGGTCGACCGGCTTTCGCGGGCCCTGACCGAAGGCGCTCTTTTGCCAGGTGTGGCGGCGGCGGTGGTTGCTGCAATGTCCGAAGAGTCTTGACCGGCCCACCATCCATGCGCCGGTAGAAGTCGAGTTCCTCTTCCTTCGTGTAGGGCGGCTCGTCCCAGCAGAACGGCGTGCCGTCATCCAACTTGTCCCACTTTCTAACCATGACCATCCCCGTCAATGAGTCTGGACCTGTAGCATGGACATGAATCCAGAGTACAGCGGCTCGGAAATTGACGACGCCCCCCTTGCGTCCGAGGTGATGGACGAGGGCGAGCTGCAGTCGGTGCTGCGTGCGGAGTTCGACGACGCGCGCGACTACCACACCAACCAGCTCGGCAGCGAGCGCCAGAAGGCCGGCGACTACTACCTCGGCGCCAGGTTCGGCAACGAGCAGGAGGGCCGCTCGTCGGTGGTGTCGACGGAGGTCGCCGACACGATCGAGTACGTCATGCCGTCTCTCATGCGGATCTTCGCGTCGACCGACGAGGCGGTGCGGTTCATGCCGCGCGGTCCCGAGGACGTCGAGGCGGCCGAGCAGGCGAGCGAGTATGTGAACTGGGTTCTCAACAACGAGAACCAGGGCTTCACGATCCTGCACAACTGGTTCAAGGACGCGTTGCTCAACAAGATGGGCGTCGTGAAGTACTGGTGGGACGAGAAGGTCGAGACCAGCACCGAGGAATACGAGGGCCTGTCCGACCCCGAGTTCGCGCTGCTGACCAGCGACGCGGCGATCGAGGTGATCGAGCACGAGACGAAGATCGTGCAGGAGGCTGTCCTCGATCCGATGAGCGGCATGGTGATGTCGCCGCCGATCGTGTCGCACGAGGCGACGGTTCGGCGTCGTCGCACCTACGGCTGCATCAAGATCGACAACGTGCCGCCGGAGGAGTTCTTCGCGAACAAGCGCGCACGCTCGCTCGAGGACGCGCGCTTCGTGGCGCACCGCACCGAGATGACGGCGAGCGACCTCATCGCGATGGGCTACGACCGCGACCTGGTCGAGAGCAAGGCCGGCAACACGTCCGACCTCGAGACCGACGCGGAGCGCAACCGGCGCTTCTCCGACCTGGCGAAGAACGATCCCGCGGACGACTCGCAGCGCACGGTGCTGGTCACCGAGTGCTATGCGCGCGTCGACTACGACGGCGACGGCATCGCCGAGCTGCGGCGGATCGTGTGCCTGGGCGAGGACATGGAGGTCGCGGCGAACGACCCGTTTGACCACATCCCGTTCGCGGTGGTGTCGCCGATCCTCATGCCGCACAAGCTGGTCGGCCGCTCGCTGGCCGAGCTCGTGATGGACCTGCAGCTCATCAAGTCGACGGTGCTGCGCCAGCTGCTCGACAACCTGTACCTGTCGAACAACAGCCGCGTGGTCGTGGTCGACGGCATGGTGAACCTCGACGACCTGCTGACCAACCGCCCCGGCGGGATCGTCAGGGCGGCGGGGCCCGGCATGGTGTCGCCGCTTTCTGTGCCGCTGGTGGGGCAGCAGGCGTTCTCGATGCTTGACTACCTCGACGGCGTGCGCGAGCAGCGCACCGGCATAAATCGCGCGTCGATGGGCCTCGATGCGGACAAGCTGCAGTCGACCACCGCGATCGCGGTGCAGGCGCAGATGTCGGCGTCTCAGGGCAAGCTCGAGATGATCGCGCGCGTGTTCGCCGAGACCGGCATGCGCGCGCTGTTCAAGGGCCTGCTGCACCTCGCGACCAAGTACCAGAACCAGCCGAAGATCATCCGGCTGCGTGGCAAGTTCGTGCCGATGGACCCGCGCAACTGGAAGACCGAGTACGACGTCTCGGTCAATGTCGGGCTCGGCACCGGCCAGGTGCAGGAGCGCATGCAGGCGCTGATGATGGTGCTGGGCAAGCAGGAGCAGCTGCTGGGGCGGCTGGGCATCAACAACCCGGTGGTGTCGCCCAACCAGTACCTCAACACGCTCAAGCAGATCGTGCAGCTCGCCGGCTTCAAGGACGCCGGGCAGTTCTTCGCCACGCAGATCGACATGCAGGCGCTGCAGCAGCAGCAGGGCGACAAGCCGCCGTCGCCGGCCGACCTCGAGATGCTGAAGGTGCAGGCGAAGATGCAGGCCGACCAGGCGAAGGCGGCGAACGACATGAAGCTCGCGCAGGTCAAGCTCGCGGCGGATGTCCGGCTGCGCGAGCAGGAGCTCGCGGCGGAGATGGCGCTCAAGCAGCGTGAGCTGATGCTGAACCCGCGCGCCAACATCAACATCGCGAGGCCAAGCTGATGGCGATCACCGGCCTGCTCTCGACCGCGCCGTCGGTGACGCCCGGCGCCGGCACCAACAGCCAGTTCCTCGATCAGTACATGCGCGAGTATGACCGCCTCGAGCGGCAGTGGCTCGCGAGCATGGGCCAGAACATGGTGCAGTACCCGGCCGGCCGGCCGTACACGCCCGGCCCGTTCTCGCAGATCACGCCGCCTGCGCCAGCCGGCCTCGCGCCGCCGCCATCGGCGTTCGCGCCGCAGGGTGGCGGCGG